TTCTAAATACTTCTTTTTCTTCATCTGTTAAACCATCTATATTTCTAACAGAACCTTTATCTTCCGCAATAATATCCCATATTTGAGGGGTATTAAGTCCTTTTTCGTCTAGTAATTTTTCTAAATCGGGATTTCTTCTTAGGTGAGCTCCTTTTGCATCATCATCCATATACAAATTGGCGGCAAATGGTTCAATTCCTTGAGACATTCCTCCGGCCAATTTAGATGAACTTCTATTGGGGGCTACAGCTATACAAGTTAAATTTCTATACCCGCTCTTCTCACACCAGGCAGGTTCGCCAAACTCTTTAGCCATCCACATAGAAGCTTTATCTGATTTTTCCTTTATATGACTAAAAATAACCCTGGTTAAAGAAGTTGCCTGTATTCCCACGAAAGGTATTCTCATTTTTTGTAAAAGTGAAGCCCATCCTAATGCCCCTAATCCTAAAGCTCTAGATTTTTCGGCAAATCTTATAGAGTCTTCAATTCCTTGTATATGTTTAGCTTTTTCTAAAAACTCAGAGATTACTGCATCTAAGAATATAGTGGCATAATATACTGCATCTGTTTTTGACCATTCATCCCATTTATATAAATTCATAGAAGATAGGCAACATACAAAAGTGTGATTTTCATCAGAAGGTAACATTATTTCCGCGCATAATTGACTGTGTCTTACCTTTAAATTATATGCGGAAAATGTACTTTTAAGATTTGCATTAGCATTATCCACAAAAAATGTATATGGCTCTCCAGTTTTAACTCTAGTTTTTATATGCTCTAACCACAACTCTCTTTTGCTACCATTTTTATTAATAACTTCCTCCATAAAATCATTAGAGAATTTTGCTCCCATATGAATATTATGACATTGTCTATTAATATCCCCTTTTGGTTCTCTTATTTTTAAGAAGTCAGAAAACTCCGAGTGATTTGCGGATAAATACACAGCTACAGCACCTCTTCTCATTTTACCTTGTTTAGATGCTATAATAGTAGAATCAAAAGATTTTATAAAAGGTATAATTCCATCAGTAGTTCCATTTGATCCGTCTTTTATTAATGCTCCTTTAGGTCTAATTTCAGAAAAATCATATGCAGTACCTCCACCGTGTTTAGATAGTATAGCCATTTCAAGATTTTTTCTGTATATATCGTACATGGAATCACCCACATATCCGCCAAAACATGATATAGGTAATCCCCTGTTAGTTCCAAAATTACTCATTACCGGAGTAGATGGTATCAGCCATCCATTCCAAAGTATTTCAAAAAATTTAGAAAAAAGTTCAGGTTTGTTTAAGTACTTTGCGGCTGTAATAGCTAACCTGATATACGCATTTTTAGGAGTTTCTTTATTTTGTAAATATCCTCCTAGTATAGTTGTTAGGTAGAGGCTATTATTACCCCACTCAGGTATGTCATTTATTGTCCATCCCTGTTTTTTTGCTAAGTCGTGTAATTCGTTCATTTTTATAATTTAAAATAAGTCATCGCTGTTCCAATCTTCATTAGGTTTAGCGTATCCGGTTTCTCTATTATCGAAGAAGTCTGTTTGTTGTTCACCAGAAACCATTATGTAAAACCAAGACATATCATCTATTGATTTTTGGTCTACTTTATATACTGGTTTTAGTCCTAATTCAATTAATTTTCTATTGGCTCTATCATACATAAAATTCTTGAGATTGTGTTTTGATAAAGTCTCTAATTCTCCCATTTCAAAAATACTCTCTATGTACGCAAACTCATTAATTAAGGACAAATGAATGCCCTGCATAATACTATTTTTAAATTCCGGCGTCCATATTTCAGGATTTTCAGCAATCAATTCTCTAAACAATCTACATCCAGCTTCGCTATGTAAACTTTCATCTCTTACAGAAAATATCATTTGTTGTCCAATACCTTTTAGTCTGTTTGATTTTCTAAATGAGAGGAGGACTGCAAAAGAACTAAATAATTGAATACCTTCGGCGCATGCAGAAAATAATGCTAAACTTCTTGCAATGTTAGATATAGATGTATCATTTTTATCTACATCAATAAGAACTTGCAATTTATTCATTGTTGCCTCATCTTGCAGGAATGCTTGAAAATCATCTAAACCTAAAGTATCATTTAAATATGAATAAGCTGTAGCATGTATTGTTTCAAATGCTCCAAATGTTACTGCCATCATCTTAATTTCAGGAACGGGAAACCATGTAGTAACATATTGAGACCAATAGTCATTTACATGTGTTTCAGTTTGGGCAAATCCTTTTAAGATGTTACCAATGACATTTTTTTCAGATGGATTAAGATTTTCATCCCAATCTTTGATGTCTTTTTGCATATTAATTTCTGTATGCAACCAGTGGGCATTTTGTTGTTTAAACCAATAATCATAAGCCCATTGATACTCAAATGGTTTGAAATGCAGTCTTTCTTTTAATAAAGGCATGTTGTTGAAGTTATGAATTTTATTGAAATATGATTGAGTAAAAATAAGTACTCAAGTAGTGGAGTTATTAATTTGAAATTTCTTCGTATTCTTTAAAAAATCTATCGACTTCTGCCGGATCAAAAGCACTTGAATTTTTTGGAGCAGGACCTCTATCATCATCATCTGACATGATATTATTTATTTGATGTTTACCGCATTGTGTATCTAATAATCCTTCGAATGATAATCCTAATTCTCCTAATCTTGATGCTACAATGTGATAAATGTTTTTTCTTGATAATGAAAACATGAAATCACATACCATGAGAACATTATATGATTCTGCAATGTGTTCTCCATTTACAATTTTAGCTGATTCTGATGTTCTGTTTGCTTGAGATGGAACCCATGCTGGAACTTTATATTCATCTGCAATATTTCTAATGTCTGTAAAGATTTCATCTAATGCAAATCTTTTTTCTGTTTTAGTTGATTTTAGTAATTTAGGGTCATCTATAATGATTAGTCCCGGCGAAATTCCTTGATGATTACATTGGTCTAAATGTCCCCTAATAGTCATAGTAGATGCTTTGTAAGCCCCAAATTTTTTTATAATAAGCTTTCCTGGGATATCAGACATCTTTTTTTCTATAAGAGGCATGTTTTCTTGATTTAATTTATCTAAAGAAATGTCCGTAATGTAAGCATCAATCCTTTTAGATATCTGAGTAGGGTATAATTCCATCGTATAATAGATGACATTAACTCCTAACTCCATTGCATGCGCAGCTAGAGAAATTAATAACCAGGATTTTCCTCCTTTCGGCGGGCATAAAACAACACCTAATTCTCCAAAAGATAATCCGCCTCTCATATATGAATTTAATACAGGCCATGGAGTAGGTATTGGATTTCTGTCGTCCTCTGTGTATCTATTTTCTAGTGTATCCTCATACATATAGCCTAAATCTAGTTCTGAACCAGCATTGTGGGCTTTGTTAATAGCAGAGAAAGCGGCGTCAAAATCATTATTTTTTACTAAGTCTACGGCATTTCTCAATGCCTTAACGTATTCTCTATTTCTGCAAAACTCTACAATTTTATCTTTAACATGCTGTAAATCTTTAGCGTCTCCTAACTCTAACGAAGATTTTAAAAATATAAAGATACTTTGCGCAAAAATTTTATTTCTCTCCGATTGAGAATCGTTGTCGTCTTTGTTTGCTAGTTCTTTAATATTAACTTTCAAAACATCTACGGTAGGCTGGAGTTTATAGGTTTCATAATAGGAGTGCATCTTTTCAATTATCCAAGACATCGACTCGTTCTCGAAATAATTAGGATCTAAGATGTCAATTATACGAGTAAAAAATAACTCGTCATTAAGTAAATTGTACAAAACTTTCTTTTGGAAATCGGAGCCAAAAGAATTTAATAAATTAGCTGTCATTATTATGATTTTAATCTGTTTACAAAATTCCTATACCAAGAATCAAAATTATCTATTTTAGAATAAAGTCCGTCGAAAGAAAACATTTCTCTAAATTCATAATCATGGCTTATAGGTACAAATTCTCTAAGTATTCTACTTATAGCACTTTTAGTATGATAAGATATATTAACATCATGTAATTGAATCAATTTATAATTCAATTCTAGCTTGTTGAAATCATTTATAATATTATCAAGTCCTTTATATTTTTTACCTTCTGAAATCAAATCCTTGGCTCTTCTATAAAAGAAATCTATATTATCTATCTTACCTTTTTGTATTTCAGGAAAAAACTTAACAATATACTTTTCTCCCACTGATCCAAAGCTAGGAATATTATCACTACGGTCTCCTATAAAAGCTTTGTAATATACGAAGTTTTCCGGTATAACTCCAAATTCTTCCACAACTTTTTTTGGAGAATATAGTATTTTTTTTGTTGGGTTATAAACTTGTATGTTTTCTGATACTAGTTGGAGGTAATCTTTATCCGAAGACATTATAAATTTATACTTATAATCTTCTAGTTCGGAAGACTTTACTAGGATAGAAATTACATCATCTGCTTCTACTCCGTCCATGATTAATTGAACTAGTGGTAAGCTGTTTAAATACTCAATAAGTCTTCTTATTTGTCTGTCAGACTCCTTATCAGTACTTTCCGATTTATTTTCTACTAGTCTATTTAGTTTTAAACCTTTATGTTTTCCGGATTTATAGCCTTTATACATTTTTCTTCTTCTTACTGATCCTCCTTGACCATCAAAGACTATTATTACTTTGTTTATATTATAAGTTTTAACAAAAGAAAACATAGTTTCTATAAATCCAAAGGCACCTCCAATAGTATGTCCGTCAGTATTTAAAGTAGGATAAGCGCAAAAACATCTAACAAACAAGTTTGTACCATCTATTATAAGAACTGTTTTTTCATTAGATAAAAACCTATGATTATCTAATAATTTTGATACATCAATAGTCATCTCCTGATTCTTCTATGTGAACAAAAGGTGTAGAATCTCCTTCGTCTGCTACATTTCTATTCACATAAGTAGTAATATAGTATTCCGATATATTAGCTAAAATGTCTTTTCTAATTTCTTCTCTAGAAAAAAGCTTATCATAAAAATCTTTTCTTTGAAATCTTATGTCTTCTAGTATTTCGCCGGTTTCTTTGTTACAATACTTGTAAGTATACCAAGCGCCAGAAGACGTCGCTAAGCCCTTGTCTTTTAAAAAGTCCATAATTGAACTAACATCATCAATTCCTGAATTATACATAATATTAAAAGATGCTTTTCTATGTGGGGGACCAATTCTGTTTTTAATAATTTCTGCTTCAGTAGTAACTCCTAAAGGTAAATCTTTTTCCGGGCCTTGTATCTTTCCTTTTTTAACTAATTTTACTCGAATAGTAGAATGAAATCCGATTGCCTTACCCCCTGATGTAGTGTATGAATCTCCTCGTCCTGGTAAAGCCTGTAAATTTTGTCTCAGCTGATTAGTAAATATAAGAAGTATTTTTTCTCTGCCTAATAAGTTTGTTAATTTTCTCATAGCTTTGGAAATTATAATAGCTTTTTGAGTTGCCCATCCATCTTTATCGTAATTTCCTTCAATTTCATCTTTTGTACTAGCTCCCATAACAGAATCTACTACAATTGTTACAATGACATCTTTATTAGATGCTCTAGTTTGCTCAATAATTGTTTCTACGGAGTTAAAAACATCCTCGATGACTTCGTGTTGGACATAGACAAAGTTTTTTGTTAAATCAACTCCTATTGCTCTTAGAAAATCTTTACTCACGGAACTTTCCGTATCGATAATAATTCCTATTCCTCCTTTCTTTTGAGTCTCTTTAATAGCATGAGCCGCTAGTAGAGACTTACCTGATTGTTCTAATCCAATTAATTCAACTATTTTTCCTACAGGATAACCTCCGTTAACTCTATTGGAAATAGCCATGTCTAAAGTAGTACATCCAGTAGAAACAAAATCACTTACATTAGTAGGAGCTAAAACAGAATCTTCTAGTTTGTAAGCTACAGTACCAATATCCTTTTTGTACTTAGCATTTATTGCATCTATGATAGATGATGCGAATGAGGTGTCAGTCCTCTCTTGAGAGGATTCCTTCTTTTTTGCCATAATTTATTTTTTTTTATATAGAGTCTAGAAATTTAGAAAAATCGTCTTCAAGAGATTTAGTGGCCTCTGGTTTATCTAGTTGTTTTTTACTAGGTTCCTCGACAGATTTAGGGGCACCTCCACCTCTTATAATTTCATTAGATTCCGGTGCCTTACTTTTTGCAAACAAGCTGCCAGCTAAAGAAGTAACCATCTTTTCAATCTCTTCTTTTGTGTGGGTAACATATAATTCCTCAATATTACCAATTTCATCGTATTGTCTTTTAAAGTCATCCATGGTATATCCGTCTTCAGCGCGCTCAATAATATTAGACGGACTTCTCTTCGCAGTAATTTCAACTCCTCCGGTAGATGGTTTAGTTATAACCAAGTCAGTACCTCTTTTTAAGTCAAATATTTTAGATGATTCCTCTCCTTCGTCTTCATAAATGGTACTTATAATATTAAATATCTTCTCGTAGGTCTTTGTGTTTACAGGCCATACTTTTATTCCACTAGACTCCTTACCTCTTATTAGAATTGGAATATAGTAAAATTTTTGAGGAGAAAAATATTTAATAAATTGCTTGTTGTTCTCGTAGTCCTGTCTGTAAAGATTATTAGCAAATAATTCAGCCGGATCTTCTTTTTGGAAAGATTTAGGAGATACAAACTCGTAATTTGCTAAACCTATCTTTGTGGTGTAATCTCTACCATGAATATAAACCATGTAAAAGGGCCATTCAGGATCTTTTTTGTTTGGTACAATTCTAATAGTAGTAGAACCGGATGTAGGTCTCCAAATAAAATCAAAAATGTTTTTACCTCTCTTTTTGTTAGGAGATGTAGAGGTAGAAAGTCTGTTCGCTTCTTGCTTGAAACGTTCTGCAAAATTACTCATAACTATGTATTTTAAATGTTAGAAATATTCTTTTTATATAGAAACTTTAGGTCTATCAATCTTAATCCATCAGAACCGGTTACTATTAAACAATTCTCATAATAATCCCAGTCAATTTTGTAGTTAACATCAAGTTTACCATTATTTGACTTTTCGATTAGTCTATTTAAACCATTCAGAGTAAATAAAGTACCTGTTTCTTTATTTCTATGTAACATTAGAGTGGACGGCAATAAAATAAAATTATCCTCTCTAATAACATTATAGCTTAATATAAGTTCATCATTATCAGACGCATTTCTAAAAACAAATACACTATCGTTAGTTATTTCGTAAGTGTTTTTAATTGTCTTCAATGTACTTTCTATAAAATGTGGATGACAAAATGTACACAGTAGTTTTGTAGGTTTTCTCTCAATCATGCTTTCACGTTTTCCAAATCAAAAGATTTCATGTTAAAGTAATTTTTTCCAATTTTCACAGAAGAGATAAAACCAGAATCATTAATAATTTTTTGTATTCCTTTTAAAGTTTCTAATCCATCTTCTCTATCGAAATCTAATAAAAAGGAATCATAAACATATAATACAATTTTTGTTTTCTTCGACTGCAAATATACAATAATTTTTTTTATAATGTCAAAAAAATGTTCAACTTCCATTAATTGTATAACATAAGAAAATAATTTTCCTTTTGTGTAAGAGTAGTCATCTTTTAGATTTTTTAGTTTTAAAGTCCTAGCGCAATATGGAACTTCTATCTCTTTATTTTCGACCATCTCTTTATAAATATTATCTCTATACTTGTACAACTCATCAAAGAATGGAATTTTTTTGGCTTCTCCTCTTTCAGAATAAATATTAGTAAATGTTATTTTTTTTGCTTCATCATATTCTTGCGGGGAAATAATATCTTTATTAAAATACATCTTGGCTAAATACATATGAATATCATCTTTTTTCAATTTAAATCCGTTAGCCTTTGCAATCAGATATAAATGAAATGATTTAATATCAAATTCAACTAACATTCCCTTATCATGCCTAGAAATGAATCCTAAGCGATGTTCTTCATCTTTTGGTATAGCACTAAGGTTAATCCCTTTACATGTCCCTACGGGTCTTCCTGTGGCGTTGTAGAGGGAATATTTAGGATGTAATAAAGATTCAGTTAATTTCTTATTATAGGCTTGATTTATTTGGGGGATATCAATATAAATTCCATTATCTCTAATATGATTTAAACATGATAAAATTGATGTATATTTTTCAATGACATTAGATTTTTTTTCCAATATAGATAAAAATGATACTTGACTATTAAAACATTTAACAAACATGTAATATGGTATGTACATGTTATATAATGTAGATGGATAATAAAATCTTTTGAACTTAGATGAAAAACTGTATAAATCTTCTATATAATTTGTGTCTCCATTATTTAGCCAATATAGTAATGGAAACTCTGTAGAAAATTTACTGGGGAAATAATAATCAAAGATGTATTTAGAAGATGCAATGACATAATTAAATGATAATAATGATTTTAATACATCTAATGTAATGTTAGATTTAAATTCTTGATGTTCTAATGCTATAGAATAAGAATCATTAGTTTTATAATCATGTATAAATAGTAATGAGAGTCCCTCCGAAAAATTTGACATATTTTTGGGAACAGGAAATACAAAAGAACCGGAAAAATCAGTCTGAATCTGCTTTAGCTGAATCTCGTTTTCAATAACCATCATTTATATAAAACTCATTATAATTTACAATAAACCTCTTAAGTCCTGGAAAAGTTTTATCCGCGTTTATAATTTCGTTTCTATTTATTTGAGCTATCTTATTTTTGTCTCCGCGAACTTTCCAATAGACTTCGGCAAATATAAGTCTATTTTTATTAATTTCCAAATTTTTAGCAGAAAAATAATCTTCTGGACTTATTTCTAGAATAGATTTTATAGGCTTTACTCTTTTTTGGTAGAAATATCTCTTGAAATAAGGGTCTAATTCTTCTATTTTATCTTTTGTCGGAGTGTATGGGTTTAAATTTATATATTCTACCATGGGTTCTAAACCAAGTGAAGAATACACTCTTCTTTTAAATTCGTATTCTAAAAATAATCTTTTTCTAATATCTCTTTCATTTATACCGGCGTATGGTATTCTGTTCACATAAAAATAATATCCTTTATACGGCTTGTTATCTTCATCCCA